TCCCTTTAAGATGTATGCTTTTCAAGAGAAGTTGGTAAAAAGATTTCATGCGAATAGATTTAACATCTGTAAGATGCCACGACAGACAGGTAAGTCTACAACTTGCGTGTCGTATCTCTTACACTATGCTCTCTTTAATGCCAATGTTAATATTGCTATTCTGGCAAACAAAGCATCAACTGCAAGAGATCTACTAAACAGATTACAATTTGCATACGAAAAACTGCCCAAATGGATGCAGCAAGGAATCCTTGTGTATAATAAAGGTTCCATGGAATTGGAGAATGGATCTAAAATTATAGCAGCATCTACGTCTGCATCTGCTGTTCGTGGTGGATCTTATAACATCATATTCTTAGACGAATTTGCGTTCATCCCGAATCATATTGCTGAACAATTCTTTGCATCTGTTTATCCTACTATTTCTTCTGGTAAAAACACCAAAGTAATTATGGTATCTACCCCTCACGGGATGAATCATTTTTACAGATATTGGCATGATGCTGAAAGAGGAGAAAATGAATATGTACCTACTGAAGTTCACTGGTCAGAAGTACCAGGTAGAGATGCTGTATGGAAAGAGCAAACAATCAAGAACACTTCTGAATCACAGTTTAGAGTTGAGTTTGAATGTGAATTCTTAGGATCTGTTGATACCTTAATTGCACCATCAAAACTGAAAACGATGGTTTATGAAAATCCATCCACACAAAATGCTGGTTTGGATGTATATGAACAACCTAAAGACAATCATGATTATATGATTACAGTTGACGTTGCAAGAGGTGTTGGTTTTGACTACTCTGCATTTGTTGTAGTTGATATTACTGAGTTTCCACATCGTCTTGTAGCAAAATATAGAAATAATGAAATCAAACCTATGTTGTTTCCAAATATTATTTGGCAAGTAGGAAAGAATTACAATAACGCATACATCTTATGTGAGGTAAATGATATTGGTGATCAAGTTGCATCAATAATTCAATATGATCTTGAGTATCAAAATCTTCTTATGTGTTCTATGAGAGGTAGAGCAGGTCAAGTTGTTGGACAAGGTTTCTCTGGTAAGAAGACTCAACTAGGTGTAAAAATGTCCAAGACAGTAAAAAAAGTTGGATCATTAAATCTTAAGACAATGATTGAGGGTGATAAAGTTATCATTAATGATTATGATATCATCTCAGAACTTACTACATTCATATCTAAAAGCAATTCATTTGAGGCAGAAGAAGGATGTAATGATGACCTTGCTATGTGTCTTGTAATATATGCATGGTTAGTTGCCCAAGATTATTTTAAAGAACTTACCGATCAAGATGTTCGTAAAAGGTTATATGAAGAACAGAAAAATCAAATTGAACAGGACATGGCACCATTTGGTTTTATAGATGATGGTTTAGACAGTGATACATTTGTAGATGCAGAAGGAGACCGATGGAATAAAGCTTCAGATGAATATGGCGAAAGATCATATATGTGGGATTATCTTTCTTGATGGAATTTGATTTAGATGAGAACCTGTCATTAGGTCATTTGTTACTTTCTGATAGACAGTGTAGGACTTGTAGACAGACAAAAAATTTAGTTGATGGGTTTTATCGTACTAGGAAAGATAGAGGACCAGTTGAATCATCATACTCATATGAATGCAAAAAATGCACTATTGAAAGGGTAAAGAACAAAAAATTGACAACTAATGAAAGGTGGCAATATCCTGACTGGTAGTAAGTTCACGCTAAGTTTCCCCTGTGTAAAGGTTCAAAACAATAAATATTTCTAGACTATTTCTGAGTACGCCAAGGAGTAACAAATGGGCTATCTAAACTTAGCATCTCCAGGTATTCTGGTTAGAGAAGTTGACTTGACCACTGGTAGAGTGGATGCAACTTCTGATAGTATCGGAGCGCTATGTTCGCCTTTTGCAAAAGGTCCTGTAAGCCAAGCAACACTCATCGAGAGTGAGCAAGATTTGCTCAACATTTTCGGATCTGCATACAGTGCAGATAGACATTATGAGCATTGGATTTCGGCTTCTTCATACCTTGCATATGGAGGTGCATTACGTGTTGTCAGAGCTGACGGCACTGCACTAAAGAATGCATGTGCTGACGATACACCAGGTATTGCCTTTACGGGGACTGCTATTAAAATTAAAAACGATCTGGATTTTGAATCGACTGGATATCTAGAAAACGGTATTAGTGGTGTTTCTTTCGTTGCACAAACACCAGGTACATGGGCAAATAACGTAACTATCTGCGTTGTTGACGGTCAAGCCGATCAACAAATGACTGGTATTAATACAACACAGTTTGCATCTGTCGTTGGTGTTGGTACTACACAAAGTGTAAGAGTAACACACTCTCTACAAGTTGGTTATGGTGTAACACAAGCAGTTCCTGCTAACACAGTTCTTGCTGGTGCTGGTTCTACATCACTATTGGATGGATTTTTCAAAGGTGTTATTACTGGTATTAGTAGTGCTAAAGGTGGTACTGTTGATGTTAAATTCCATTCTCATGTTTCTACAGCAGGTACTGAAACTGAGGTAGATTACACGCCAACTGGTATCTATAGATTTGGAGATACTGGATCACTTGCTTTCCATACTGTTGACGGTGTAACAATCGGTGTTACTACGTTAACTAATTCGGATGTTGCTTATGGTACTACTTCTTATACTGGCGAGAACGATTGGTTTGATAACCAATACGTAGGTATTGATAATAATAACTTTAAGTGGAACGCTGTAGCAGATCGTCCTGGTACTTCTCAGTATTGTTCTGAGAGAAACTCCAGACATGACGAAATGCACATCCTTGTCATTGATGACAAAGGTTTAATTACAGGTGTTCCTGGTCAAATTTTAGAGAAGCACTTTAATCTTTCCAAAGCAAAGGATGCAACTTCTTCTGTTGCAACACCTTCATGGTATAGAAAGTATCTTGTCGAAGATTCAGATTACATCTTCGGTGGTAACCAACCTGTTGGTGTTACTACTTCTAGTTTCCAGAAAGATAAGTTTGAGCAAGACAGTGACGTTAACTGGAACCAAGATGCACAAGACATCAGTTTTGCTGGTAGAGGTGCTTGGAAGGTTGTAATGTCTAAGGGCGTTAACTACGCTGCATCTGGTTTAACTGGCGAATTTGCTGCTTCAGTTGGCAACATCTATGCTGGATATGAATTGTTTGAGAATCCTGAGGAGATTGAAATTAACTTCCTCATCATGGGTTCTGCGAACTACAGCAAAGAAGGTGCTGCTGCAATTGCAAACAAACTAATTGAAGTTGCAGAATTAAGAAAGGATGCTGTTGCATTCATTTCTCCTTATAGAGGTGCATTCTTAACAGACGATGCCCTCAACCCAACATCTGAGATCTTAGCTAAGATCACAGGATACTATGCTCCTGTCACATCATCATCTTTCGCTGTTCTTGATTCTGGTTACAAGTATACCTTTGACCGTTTCAACAAAGAGTTTAGATGGGTTCCAATGAACGCTGATATCGCTGGTCTTTGTGCTAGAACTGATATCAATAACTTCCCATGGTACTCACCTGCTGGTACTTCCAGAGGTGCGATCCTTAACGCTGTTAAACTTGCGTTCAATCCTGGCAAGAGAGCAAGAGACGAACTTTATTCTAATAGAATTAACCCAATCACCTTTAATCCAGGTGGCGGTATCATTCTATTTGGTGATAAGACTGGTCTTGCTAAAGCATCTGCATTCGACAGAATCAACGTCCGTCGTTTGTTCATCTTCCTAGAGAAGGCGATATCAGCTGCTGCTAGAGATCAACTCTTTGAGTTCAACGATGATATTACAAGAACAAACTTTGTAAATATCATTGAACCATTCTTACGTGATGTTCAGGCAAAGAGAGGTATTAGTGACTTCTTAGTTGTTTGTGATGAAACTAACAACACTCCTGACGTTATTGATCGTAACGAATTTATTGCAGACATATTCATTAAGCCTGCACGTTCCATCAACTTCATCGGTCTTACATTCGTTGCTACTAGAACTGGCATCTCGTTTGAAGAAGTCGTTGGTAGAGTTTAATTTTAATCCCAGGTAAACAACAATGGCACACAGAGGGCAACAAAATTCGATTGCTACCAAATCTAGGACAATCGATGACTTTAAACAAAGACTAATTGGGGGCGGTTCAAGAAGCAACCTATTTGAGGTTGTTATGAACTTCCCTGAAGGAGTTGTAGGAGCTGATGTTACGGATATCGAACTTAAGTCTCGTTTCCTTATCAAAGCAGCACAACTTCCCGCATCCAATGTCACACCAATCGAAGTACCTTTCAGAGGAAGAACTCTGAAAGTTGCTGGTGACAGAACATTTGATGCATGGACAGTCACAGTAATTAACGATACTGATTTCGCACTTCGTTCTTCTTTTGAGAGATGGATGAACTTTATTAATAAGGTATCCGATGCTTCAGGTAGAGTAAATCCTGAAGATTACCAAGTAGACGCTTGGATTCATCAACTTGGCAGAGCAGATGTTTCACCTAATGGTGAGCAACCAAGTTCTGACTCATTACCTATTCTACGAACG